GCACCATTAGTTATAAAGCTGACATTTATTACTTGAACTTCGCCAAGTGTCGCGCCATATTCTGCCGAAGTAATAATGCCCGCAAAACTAATTTTTTTGGCTGAAGTATTTGAATCAGGAAACAATTCAAACAAAGCATCGCCCGCATCGCCTGTTACTAAAACATCATCAATAAAAGCTTGATAATCTGAGTTTCCAGAAGGGTCATAAATAAGTTCTGCGGAACCTTCGCCAGAAATCAATCCGCCGATAAATGTTTTTGAGGTGTCGCCATTTACTGTTGTTTCCATTGTGTCCTTAGTAATAGATAAAGACCAACTTCTAACGCCTGAAATGTCGGCTTCAGTACCGCCTGCATTTTCAAACATTATTTTGCCAACATCGCCCTTAATCGCAGCCATAACAAAAAAAAGAATTATTTA